CTACTAGCTTCTTTACTGAATCTGACTTCAAGAAGGCGAAAAGGATGGGCTTGATAATTAGGATCATTGTATTAGGGGGTTAGGGTTAAACTTTATCGAGTGTGCCACGTGTGGCTTTAGTTGAGTGTTTCTTTGAAACCTTTGCTTCAACTTTAGGTTCTACTTTTACTTCTTCTTTGGTGTCTTCGGAGGACACTGATACTTCTGCTTCTGCCATAGTTTCCAGTTTTGAATTGGTTTACATTCTTTTTTTAATTTCTTTTCAACAGCTTTCTCTACATCTTCTTTCCATTTAGCTATTGGTACTACATCACTACACATATGACCAAGATCAGAATTAGGAAGTAGCATAAATCCTTTCTGTTGCAGTTCTGCACACTTCAGGACTCTAACTAATTCATAGTCTAATCTCATCTTTTCTTCTTGTCTAGCTGCTATACTACGACACCTTTTTAAACCTTCACGGTCTAAAGGTACCATAAAGTTAATTTGACCTCCCCAGTTTTCAGCTACAGTATAGTTCTGTTGCTGCATACTTCCACCTTCAATATCATAGGGAGTTGTATGATTTCCCATATAGAATGGAGAAAATGTCATTGTAGCTCCATTGCAGCTAATATTAGGACCGTAATGCTGTCTAGATGGTGCTCCATTATTCTGGAATTGCACCGCCTGATTGGTTACATTACCTGTCGCAGCTGCAACTGGATTACTGACATTTCTATCTCCTTCAGCACGGGCTGGTGTTATTGAGAGAAGACTGATAAGGATACCGTAGTAGAAGTAGTGTCGATTTCTCTTTCTATTTCTGTTACTGATAGTACCTGACTGGCTGCTCTTGTTACCACTTCTAACTCGAAGGGATCTCCAGCTGTATGTAGGGTGAATATTGAATCTGAATCGGCTATACCTCCTGATGAGGCTGATGTATGGGTTATATTTTCCCCAGTCCATTTGTTTAATGCAGACCCATAGGTTGTCGTAGTTATTTCTTCTACGATCTCTTGAGTCGTTGTCGTTGTACTGTTCATCGACCCCTGTGTGAAATTGGGGGTCACTAATTCTGCTCTCGCTACCGTGGGTGATGCCAGTAATAAGAGTACTAGCCATTTTTTCATGTCTTTGGTTTGTCCTTTTTATTATTACCGTTACCAGTAGTTAAGCCGAATGTTGCAAGTGCTCCAGTAAAGATACTGGCAGGGAAAGTTATGTCTCCACCTGGGCTTTTCTTGATCATTGGTATTTCTACATAGTTCAATGTAATAATAAAGCCACTCCAAACAACAACACCAAGTCTAACAAATGTACCTAAAATTTGTATTTGGTGTTCTTGGTCTTCTGCAGCATCTTTTAATTTTCCGAAGAATCCTTTTTCTTCTTTCGCTGTTGCTTCCATTTATCAATTTTACCTTGTAGGAATTTCTGTAATTTCTTTTTTATTTGATCAAAGAGAGGTGTAGCTAGGGTGGTTGTTGCTACAGCTGCTACCGCTGCATAGGTAGCAGTTGCTACTACTTCTGCAGTTGGTAAAGGCATCTGTATATCTAATACAGGTAACTGTACTTTAGGTGGAGGAGGTGGTTCTTCCGTAGTCTCTTTCTCTACCCCTTCAGGAGCCTCCAAATCACTCGGAGGAATCACCATAGGGGTATAACCTGGAATACGAGCTGAAGGTGGTTTAAACTCGATTTCCATTGTAGGTAGAGGTTTAGGAACAGTAGGTACGTTTATCCTACCAAGGTTTGCCGACACCTGTTGTTGGGGTTTTTTGTTCGTTAACGCCGTTCTCTACAGCTGCTTCGATAGCAGCTACAGTACCTTCTTTATTTGCATCTAGTTTAGCCTTAACCCAACCTAATACAGTTGACTCTGTAAGGTCAGCATAAGGTACCAGAGTGTCAGGTTTTGGAAGATCTACTTCACCAGTAGCTCTGAATTTGTAGGTACCATCTTCACCGTTAACGCGGTAGATTACTTTATTTACATACCCATCAGCGAGTTCACGCTGAAGGGTGTTTACTTGCCAAGTTTTTGTTGCCATTATAATGAAGATTTATTTGATATTAAAAATGCTTTATAGTCAGCTTTGACTTGTGTAGTCCACGCAGCATTACATATTGCCTGTACGTCTGCATCTTCTCCACTTATATCTGTATCAACTAGGTTATCACTTGCATCAAGTGTTCCTGGTTGTAATACTTTTCTATGGAAGGAACGGGTAAGTTCCACACCATCTTCTTTAATGACGGTTGCAGTTCTTACTTGAATGTTCCACTTAGAAACGACTTCGATTTTGTCGTTTTCTAATGTTTTTGTGATTGCCATTTAGGGAAATTCTCCGAATTAAACAGGTTTATGGCTTAGTTTATAGACTTGCTAACGGTCTTATTGTGCCAAATAAGTACCAGATATTTGGAATGCTGTACCGTTGGTAGTGTCATTATTATTTACTATCATTGCCCAACCAGTATTCAAATCAGTTTTATGAGCAAAACCTATTTCCATATTACTAGTATTGTAATTTATATGAGTTCTGTTCTCACCTTCCCAACCACTATCTGACCCAAATAAACTTCCTGTGAAAGCCATTCCACCTCTATACTCAGAGTTGTTTTTAGATGCAAATGGTAGGCTTATAGTAAGATCGTTTCCATCATTAGATCCAATAGAATTAACTTCAATCCAAATAGCGACATGTACTACATTACCAATTTTGGTATATAGACCATATTGTTTATGATAAGTATTAACTACGCAACCTAAAGTAGGCGTGTATGAACCTTCTTCATAGTCGTCAAGAGCATTCGTCGCTGCTGTATCAGATCCAAAACATAAACCATCAGGAGTAAACCTTGCTATGTCAGCCAATGATCCTGTGTTTGCACCTATTTTAAAAACTATTCTTTGTCCACCTGCTCCACCTGTAGCAGCACAAATCTCTGTTTGTCCTGTATTTTTTATTAGTGTATCTTGTGAACCTGTTTTTAATAGATGTATTTCAAGATCACTACTAGATTCACTTTTAAGTCCAGTGTTAGTAGTCTCAAGCTTCTTAGCACCATTGTAATATAAACCTACAGCTCCATCTTCTACTGCTTGGATTTGAAGTTCATCATCAGCAGCGTTATAAACTCTGAAGTCGTCTGAGCAGATTCTTAGTGATCCTGTACCTGTATCTTTAATGTATGATTTAGATCCATTATGATAGATTTCTAAATCTTGTCCATCACCTAATCTTAATTTAGAACTATCTGAATCAATATCTAAAAAACCAGTCTGATTGATACCACCATAAATATTTATTCCGTTTGCGTATGTATCAAGCTTCTTCGAGTTATCGTAATAGAGTTCTACGGTTCCGTCTGCTACACCTTTTAAATAAATTTCATTATCTGTTTTAGCTAAATGTAATTCGTCACTTCTAACTTTTAAAATACCAGTAGCATTATTTATAATGCCTTGAGTATTATCATGGAACATACGCATGTCATCGTCAGTCCCTAACCTGACTTGCTTATCATCATTAAATTTCAGTCCAGTATCAAATGTGTAGCATTGTAGAGCGTTATTATGGTATAGCTCGATAGCACCTCCACCTATACCTTTTAAATTAGTTTCCCAAGCTGCATCAGCATAATTCTGTAAATAAATAGAACCACCATCTTCAGCTCGTAACCGCCAATTATCATTATTATCATCACCTTCATCAGCTATTAAACGTATTTGAGCATGACTACCTTCTGCACCAATAACTTTTATATCATCTTGAACCGTAACGCCCCAAGATTCCGTATTTAGCTTATTGACGTTATTGTAATAGAGTTTTACAGCTCCACCAGAAGTGGCATGAATCATATCCTGATCGGATGCATTCCTAATATAAATATCACTTCCAAGTATTTTTAATCCACCTGTTCCTGTATCTGAAATGAAAGAATTAGAGCCATCATGATATAGCTCTAAATCATTCCCCGTACCAAACCGTATCTTCTCATTATCCAAGAGGTCGATTGGAGTTTTCAAACCTCTGTCATCAATTGTTGTTAATGCCATAGTTATTTAGCCTCCAATGCGGCGACTTTAGTTTCTAGTGTTTCGATTTTTGCCATAGCCTCTTGTAAGGCTTTAATGGCTTTCATATATAAGATTGAATATTTAACTGTTTTAGTTTTAGTTCCTAAGTCTTCATCTGTATCTGGATCTCTATCAATAGATTCACTAACAAGACCAGCACTTACAGTCTCAATTTCTTGAGCAACTACACCTATATGTTTATCTGTAGGTAATCCAGTTGAGGCTTTAAAATTGAAGTTTCTAACTTTAACTGCTTTTATATCATTCCATTGAGAATTAGCATCAACAATGTTTTCTTTTAGTTTAACATCTGAAGTAGATCCATAGGTATTGTTAACATTTAAGCAATCTCCATCACCTTGTACGTGCATTTTTAGAGCATTAGTAGTATCTCTACATTGGAAATAATCAACGCTATTAGCATCAGTATTGGCTTTTCTTAAAGTTAAACTAGCAGTAGCATCGCTTACACAATTGTTATATAATCTACCGTTACTGCCAATATCAAAAGATTCTAAATCTACTGAAGTTGAATTAGAAGTTCTAAAAATAATTCTATCACCTACATTTGCATGATCAAAGTAGTAATTCGCATTTAAATTTATAATGGTACGATTATAATCATATTGTACATCACCAGTACTATGTCTAAGTATATAACCGTTTGCACTAGTCTCTAAACGCTTGACATGATTATGATACAGCTTTACACTATCATTCTGATCTGCTATGATCATATATTCATCATTGGCAGCATTTAATACCATGAATTGATCGGAAGCTACTCTTAAAGCACCTGTACCAGTATCTTTTATAAAGCTATTAGATCCATCATGAAATATCTCTAGATCCTGCGAAGCTCCTAGTTGTATCTTTCCTGAATCATTGTCGATCAGAATATTACCAGTTTTAACTTCTAAGTCTCCATTTGCTCTAAGAGACATAGTATGAGCAGGATGTTGTTGTCCATCTGCTTGATTATGCCAGTCAAATCTAACAGGCATATCATTACTAGCACCAGGCGTTCCGTCTACTTTTACTTGGTGATATGCAACATGATCCCATGCACTCCCAGTTGCACCATAATAATTTATGGTTCCAATACTATCGCCGTCTTGAACTATAGTCCCATTACTACCTATCGTAGCATTTCTACTCTTGAAAAAAGTCATATAGGGATCATAAGCATTAGCTGAATATCTACCAATACTTAAACCATTACCATCTGCACTATGAGCTTGTATGTCAGCATGTAAGCTACTTGCATCAGCAACGGATGTTGTTTGTTCTCCAGCTAATAACCTTCCAGTAACAGTGACACCAGTCGAAGTCGTTTCCAGCTTCTTACTATTGTCGTAATGGAGTTCTACGGCATTATTGGGCCTAAACCTGGCAGCAGTTTCCCCTGATGTTGCTTCTATATAAAGATCTCCAACCGTATTTCGTATATTCCCGTTGCCATAATCTGATCTATATATCTCTATTGAGTTACTTATTTTTACACCACGAAGAGCTGATGGGTTTGTAGTCTCTATAGCTTTAACATTGTCATAGTAGAGTTCTACGGCTCCATCAGGAACAAATGCTGCTAAAGTTTCCCCAGCACCAGAATTAGTAATTTTAAAAGTACCTGCTGTACTTAAATAATTAACATCAGATGAATGCCAAAGATGATAATCATCACCAGTACCTAGTCGTATATGTAAGTCATCTTCTAAATCTAAATGACCACTAATCTTTACGCCATCACTAGCTGTCTCAAGCTTCTTAACATTGTCGTAATAGAGTTCAACTGTTCCGTCACCAATAATATTTATACCTTGTTCATCACCTTGTGGTTTTAGTTGAATATCGTCAGCAGCTTTAATAATAGTGTCATCACCACTACCTAAAATGAAAAGATCACCTGTGCTGTTTGAAATATAACTATCTGTTGCATTGTGCCAAATTTGTAAATCTTGACCAGTTCCAAAGCGTCCTCTAGCACCATCAGCAAAATCTAAATTAGCATCTAATACTTCTATATGTTCAGCACCAACTGCATCGTCTGCAATCTTTGTACCATCTACAGCATCAGCTGCAATCTTAGCAGTCGTAACTGCTAAGTTCTGTATCTTAGCTGTACTTACTGTATTATTAGTTGGAGTACCTATATTTACGGATGATCCGAGTGTAAGAATGAAATAATCACTACCAGTAGCGGGGGCATTAGAAAAGATAATTGAGCTACCGTCAATAGCAAACCCTTCTGATGGTTGGCTGGTTCCGCTATTAGGTTTCTGAATGACTCCATTGATGCTAACAACATGTTGTTGAGCTGCATTACCTGCGTTAGATAAGACAAATCTATAAGCTGATCCATTAAATGTTGCACTATTACCGCCTGTACCACTATATGTAGATATAGTATTTATAAAGAAATCTCCAGGTGTTGCTACATCATCCCATGAACCACCAACATGTGCTCCATTAAACACTTTCATCTTATTTTCAGAAGTGTCAAAATATAGATCCCCGTCAGTACGATTACCTCCTCCAGGTTTAGTAGCAGGATTACTAGAAACACCGCCGTAGTATCTCTCATCAAAATCATCTACAGCTGCTTGAGCATCAGCTACACCAGTTTCATCTAATGTAAGACGATGGAAAGTATATGTATGTAATGTTGATGTTGTCTCAACTAACATACCTCTTCCAGCTGGATAGGTAGTACTTTGGGTTAAACCAGTTATAGTTACATCGTTTCCTGAACCTGCACCGTCAGTAAATACTTTTGTAGTAACACCTGAACCAGTAGTAAATGCACTTGATAAAGCCTTAATACTAACAATAGTTCCACCAGCATCATTTACATCTGGATTAGCAGTAGGAAAACTAGTTTCATTAGCAATCGGTACAAAACCACCTACATCTGTTAATACTGTTGTTATTCTTTCATCGACAGCTTGAGCTGTAGGGATCTGGACATCAGTAGGACTTGCACTAATTGTCGTGACAATACTTTTGCCATCCAACAGGTTAAGTTCCGTAAGATCAGCGGTAAGAGCTGTACCACCTGCTAAAATAGATGCAGTACCTGACTGCATACCAGCAAGTGTTGTGAGTTCAGCATCGGCTATCTCTGAGGTTGTAACAGCGTTAGCAGCTATGTGTTCAGCACCAATAGCATTATCTGCTATCTTAGCACCTGTCACAGCGTCTGCAGCTAAATGAGCTGTATCAATACTTCCATCAACATAATGCTCAGAATCTATACTGTCGTCTGCTATCTTAGCATTAGTTACAGCATCAGCTGCTATCTTTGCAGTAGTTACGTTAGCATCTAATATTCCAGCTGTTACAACTGCATTAGCTCCGATTTTATCTGCGGTTACAGAATCAGTAACTATTTTATTTGTAGTAATCTGATTATCAGCTATCTTAGCTGTTGTAACTGCAGAGTCAGCAATCTTAGCTGTAGTAACTCCAGAGTCAGCTAAATCAGTTGTACCAATAGTACCTGCTGCTAACTTAGCACCAGTCACTGAGTTATCTGCTAAGTGAACTGTGTCTATAGATCCGTCTACATAATGTTCTGAATCAATAGAGTTGTCTGCTATCTTAGCATTAGTTATAGCATCTGCAGCAATCTTAGCTGTAGTTACATTTAAGTCTGCTATATGAACAGTATCAATAGACCCATCAACATATTGGTCACTGTCAACTGAGTTAGCTGACATGTGAGCTAGATCAATTGAACCATCTACATATTGATCACTATCTACAGAATTAGCTGACATATGCTCTAAGTCAACTGCACCTGCAGCTATATGCTCAGAATTAACAACATCGTCAGCTATTTTAGCTGCAGTAACAGCATCAGCTGCTATCTTAGCTGTAGTTACATTAGAGTCAGCAATCTTAGCTGTAGTTATTAAAGAATCAGCTAAATCACTTGTACCGATAGTACCTGCTAAAATTTTATTACCAGTTATAGCGTCATCAGCTATCTTAGTTGTGTGAATAGCACCATCTTCTATATCATATGTCTGTATTAACTGATCGTCTTGCTCTTCTAAAGATCTTAGAGCTTGTGTTTGGTTATCATTTAGATCACCTGCTTTAATAGAAGAACCTGCTGCATATGTAGCTCTAGCAGTTGTTACACCTGTATCTCTTACGATACGAACTACAACACCATTAGGTACGTTACCTGATGTCCAAGTTACTGTACCGCCATTAGCTGTATAACTTGTTATATTATAATGTGTAGTCGCTGTCTTTAAGGCACCATCTACGTATACTTTGATTTCATCAGAAGTAAAGGTCTTAATAGAAAAAGCTTCAGAAGCACCCCCACTTGCTGTATATTGTTTAAAACTTGCCATTTGTTATTTTGGAATAGAGAGAATGTTTCTTGTTTGTTCTTGCTTCTGATACTTTAATCTATCAGATAATAGCTTTTCAGACCTTAGTGCTTCGATTCTTGGATCTCTCATTATTGAAGCCCACGCCTTTCGTCTCGCTTCTTGAAAGATTGAATCAATCCTCATGTTGTGATAATAATCTTCATCCTCATACTTACCTCTATTTCCACCTCTTATATCCCTATACATTTCATCTAGAGATGCTTGGATTTTAGGTTGATTAGCCAAGGTAGTTAACTTATATTCTAAGTTTTGTTTACCTATAGCTCTTTGGAACATAGAGCGTATTCGGGGGTGATCAGATAAATCTATATTATCAGGAGACATATATGTAGATAGTCGGATGTCGTATCCACTATCGAATAGTAATTTTCTACCAGGACTTTGATCTAGATTTAATGACACAGGACTAATAGTATTAAATGCTCTAGTCATGAAGTCATAATCTTTTATAGGCTTACCATTAAGTATATCATACTTGATAGGTAAGTCATCTCCAGGTAAATATTCAGATATTAAGTTTCTGTTTCTTATTGAATCACCTATACCAGAGTTCAATTCACGCATGTATGGGGTAAATAACTTACCTAAATCATTACGTAATCCTGATAATGGTATCTGATTATTCAATAGATTAGCTGCTATCCTGTTCTGTTGACCAGGCTTACCAGCTACCATATCAACCATTTGCTGTATACCAGCAAAGTAAGACTTACTTGATATAGCTTGTGCTATAACTAAACTTACTTTTTGTAGTTGATTCTCTGTCCATTCATCTCCCATTAATAAACTATAATCTCCTATATCAGAGATAGTAGAGAATATTTGGTTGAATGGTTCAATTGAATCATAGCCTATCCAGACACCACCCAGTTTAAACTGTCTTGGTCTCCATCCAGCATCAATCCACATCTGTCTTTTTTGTCTATCAACAGGTCCATTACCTGTCATTCTTCCAGACATCCAAGCCCAGCTAGTCATACCTACTACAGCACTACCAATACCTAAACGACCAGTCTGTAATGCCTTAGCATTAGCTAGTTCTTCAGGTGTAGTAATACCATACTTAGCTACGTCTTCTAAATTGTCAGCAGTAGCTCTAGCTACATCATTGAATTCCTTTACTAAGAAGTTGAATCCAGGTGTATGTTTAGCGGTTAATGTTAATCCACTGACACCTGTTCTAGCAAATAAGAAGAAAGGTTTAGCCCACGGGTTAGCTGCGAAGACATCATTCAATCCTTTAGAGAATCCCTCTAGAGGTGTTTGTAGTGTTACTTCTTTTCTAGCCCATTTAGTTGCTTCATCCGTTAACTCACCTGATGTTTGATTCCATATCTCACCATAGAATTCCTGTTCATAAGCTCTCATTACTTCTGGAGTAATCTCAGGTGTCTTACCACCTTGAGCTTGTATATCTAAGACCTTACGCATAGCCTTCTCTCTAGCTTTAGCTCTACCTAACATGTACCCAAAGGTATCATCAGTAGCAGCCATAACTCTAGTTGAATAGGTTAAGAACTTATTGTCATTTAGATTTCTTGCCATATTAGCCATAGCAAATAAGGCTCTATCTCCAACTGTAGCTCTTCCACTATCTTCATAGAATCTACGAAGTAATTCCCAGTTTTCATCTCCTTTAGTAAAGTCATAAAAACGGGTTTTAATAGAGGCTATATCTCCACTCCAATAACTATCTAATCTAGTTTTAAATACTTGATATGCATCAGGTATTGATTCCATCATAGCATTCATAGAAGATATACCAGCTCGTAGAGTAGCAGTATCTCCTGTAAATGGATACCTCATAGCAGCACCTAAAGTAGTAGCCATCGGCTTCATAAAGGTTGCAGTAGCAGTACCCATAACAGCTCTTACTGGTGTTCTAATACCACTAAGAATACTATTAGTCATCATTGCTCCTAGTTCTCTGATCAAAGCACCAGTTCTATTTGGCTGACTAGGGTCCATTGAACCCCCTCTGATCATCTTTCTAGCCCAGTTATCAAAGTCATGAACACTATTAACAGTTTTCATAGATGAGAATACTTCAAATAAAGCATTCATCAAAGCAGGATCTGGATCATCTTTAGCTATCTTTAAGATAGACATAATAGATTCTTTAGTATCTGCCATCTCTTTAGTTAAAGTTTCAGTTAGGAATTGATTCTGTTTACCTGCTCCAATAGCTCTAAAGTCATTTGATTTAACAATTCTTGCTTTCTTAGTCTCTCTAAGTAAGTAGAGCATAGTGTCTATGACTTGAGAAGCTGGTCCATCTATATCACCTAGATCAACCATATCGGCTATCTCTCTTCCTGAGATACCATAGTCTCTAATCTGATGTAATAGAGAACCAACTAGTAAATCAGCTACTACTATATTCTCACTGACTAATGTTTCAATTGAATCGATTTGCTTACCACCTTTAATGACAGGGTAAGAAGTTTTATATCTAAGTATATCTTGAAGGAATTCCTCTGGACTCATATCACCAGCATCTCTACCCATAGTTATCTTTTGATATGATTCAATAGCATCACCCCATGTTTCCATGAGTGTCTTTCTACCTGCTTTAACTAGTCCTATTTCAGCTTGGTATCTTTGATCTCCTAGTAGAGATTTAAGAATACGCTGTGCAGTATATTCACTTAAGTCACCTTCTCTAGCTATACGTTCTAATTCAATAGGAGTAGCTATACGTCCTACAGAACCATCTTTAGAACCATAATCCTTATTTATTTTTCTATAAGTAGTTAAAGCATCATATGGTTTCTGCTCTGATGTATAAGCCCCTTGAGACTTATCAGCTACAGGTCTATTCTTAGAAGCTCTGAAGTTAGGGTCTGCTTTTCTTATTTGATCAACTGCTAGTTCAATATCCATTGTAGAGATACTATCGTTCCTAGCTTCTATTTGATTAAGTACTTTCTTTGATCCTTTACCTAGTAACATAGCTACACCATCAAAAGCAACTCCTATACCGATACCCTCAAGTATATTCTTGAGTTTCATCATGATAGGATGATCTGTTTCTTTTGTTGTTAATGGTGTATCTATCCATCCGTACTTATCTTTAAGCATACCTAAAGCATTATGACCATCTGATTCTTTAGATATTAAATCAGATGTAGCACCAACAGCAGCAGCTCTAAATAAATTATTAGCTAGTATACCAGTACCAGTAATACCTATTCTTGCTGCAGTTACTTTAGCAGTAGGTATAATAGCAGCAGCCATTGTACCAAAGTGTACAGTACCTCTTAAGAGTTTACCCCACCAAGTCTTTGTTTCTATTGGATTCTCTTCATCTACAAATGGGTCCCACTCTGGTCTATAATAACCTTTCTCTTTCCGTTCTCTAGATATCTCTCCTGTGAGAGCATCTACTGTACGTTCTGGGAATGTAGTTATAGAGGAAAAGGTATCTTGGACACCACCTGATAGAATAGATTGACCTTCTTTTGCAAATGCAGCAACACCCCAATTTTCTTTTTCTCTAGGATCAGCTAACTCAGCCTTAGCTTGAGTTTCCTGGGCGGCTGCTTCTTGTGATACAACCTCCCTAGCTTCCTTTTTCTTTTCTAGTCCATCAATGAATTCATTACTGGCATTCACCGCTGATTCAATATCTTCTGGATCTAGTTGAATATCTATTGGCATTTTATTCTTGTGTTAATGTACTTCTTACAAGCTCCTTAGCAGCTTCAGGAAGTAATGTATCTAGTCTCAGCCATGTGGGTAGTTCTCCGACTGTCTCTAAGAACCGTTGATGGTCCTCCTCTGGTATATTAACTAATCTTCTATATCTACTATTTAATACAGCATAGCTATTAGCAGCTTGTGCTTTCTGTCTTAGTCTACTTAATACAACTAAGTCTTGTCCTTTCTCATCAAAAGGTATGTCACCTGTTAATCCGTTGGTTAGGAATATAGACATATAAGCTTCAGGAGTTATATCATAACGACCAATATTTGTATAGCCTTCATTAATTAATTGAAGGACATCTCCAGCTACTACTTCATTTAAAGGTTTATCTAATACGTCTTCTATGCTTACATATTGTCCGTTAGGATTACGTATAGCAGTATAACCTCCGTTAGCTTCAGCTGTAGGAGAAGCTACTGTATCTAACATCCATACTAGATCCTCATTCTCTTGAGTGACACGGTATGTCTTAGACCCAGATGGTTTAAGTAGTAGTTTCTGATGATTTACTGATAAGTTCTTCTCTTCTGGAATTTCTATTTCATTCTCTTTAGCAGCTCCAGTAGCAATCAATCTATCAGCAATAAGTCTCTCTGTATTAGCACCTATTTTTCTAGCTAGTTGTCTATAGAATTCAGGTTGTGCTACTCGTCTACCTTTACGACTCTTAACCATATATTCAGCAGCTTCTGCTAAATGAGGTTCTTCGCCTTCCCATGGTTGAGAGCTATAAATAACATTACGATCTTTAGCAATAGCTAATGCTACAGTATTTATCTGTCTAGTAGGAGATGGATCATACGTTGATACTTGCCTGTTATCCCACTGATAAACTCCTGGGGATACTTCTTTCCATAAACCATCTTTAACAGCATTCAGAGCCTCTCTATGAGCGTCTAGATCAGACGCATTGTTTTCTATTGCTTTGTTATATACTGCATCATATTCTCTAGTAGCTTGTTCATAGTTAGATGTCCACTTAGGAGTTTTAGCTTTATTGACATCAGACTCTAGAGTTCTAGCTGTAACTTCAGCTGATATGGCTGTGTTACGTCTAGTAGTTGCAGCTTGAGTTAAACCTACTTCAGACTTAGCTACCTGATTCCACTTCTTATGTAAGTCAGGATCTATAAATCCTCTTAGATCATGTGGAGAAATCTGTTGATTTAAAGTATAATGTCTCCAAGTTAATTCTTGATCTAAAGCTATATCATCTATCATACCATCATAAGGTAAGTTCTTTAGAATATCAGGCATTAGTTCTGGGTCACGTAGACCAAATTCTTGCATGTATTTCTTCTGAATATTACTGACTGATGTATATGTAATAGGAGCATCGTTAGCATCAAGAGCAGCTACAATATCACTAGCTCTTGTATTCATAGCAGCTTCTCTGTTAGCTTGTGTCTCTTCAAACTCAGACTTCTCAGCATTAGATACAGCTTTAAGTAATCTTCTAGTATCTTTCTTCCAATAACTTCTAGCAGAAACTATGTGAGGATTCTCTGGAGTACTATCGTGAGCTAAGAACTTATGATCTAGTACAGGTTGAATGTCTTCTCTAGTTAATACACCAGTCTGTACACCTCTAATTAAAGTATCAAAAGCTTCTTGTCTAGCTAGATTATACTTACCACCATGCATACCTTTATAAGTATGTAGATAAGTTATAAGATAACCAGGATCTCTTTTGATTTTAGTCTTTAAATCTTGAGCACGATTCTCTTGTTGAATCTCTCTTAATGCAGCAGAATCAGTTTCTAATTCCTTCTTAACTCTAGTTTTATCTCTAGTGATTAATTCATTAATGAACTCCTTCTTCCAAAGACCAAACCTACCACCAGCTACATCTTCATGCTTGTAAGCATACCAAGAATCGATAATATCACTTATGTATCTTTTCTCTTCAGCATTAGCAGCTTCATCATAAGTTTTATATATCTTAGATCCATCCGGTGTGAACTGTCCAGGGATATGTATCTTCATACCAGCTTCAGCTCTAGGTCTATAAGATGATTCATGATGAACAAGTAGACTATCTACATCTTCATAGAATGCATTCTCTTTCTCATAAGCTTGATCAGGTCCAAGTATTAATTCATTAGCTTCATAAGGATTAGCTTCTCTTATCTGACCACCATAATCTATAGCTGTAGCTTTTATGTTTAGACGTTCTTCTTTAGCATTTAGTTCAGCTAATACTTCTGGATCGAATTCTCCTTTACGTTCATAAGTTTCCCAAGCATCTCCACCGTAGATATTCGCATGATTATCTTGTTGATCTTTTAATCTATTAGAATACTTAGTATAAGCTTTATGAGCTTTATGCCACTTCTTTATTTCTTCTACATCTTCTTTGCCCTGTCTCAACATCTTAACAAGTTGAGCTGGTCGCTTAGAAGCTTGTTCATGCTGATGATTGTATATTTTAATTAACTGATCGAAGTGGCGATCCAAGTCTTTCTGATTCTCGTCAATATTTTTATTGACTGATTCAGTCATGTCAGCTATTTCAGGCTGGTAGTTACTCTTCGCACCAGCGGTAGGAAGAGTATCCAGTTTATACATTAAAGCTAAGTTTGAATCACTCATGATATCACCTCAAATGGTACGTCAGTTTTAGCATAGTTAACAGCTAGGTATCCAGTATTATTAACCATCACAGCAGTAGGTTCTATCTTCATAACATCTTGTGCTATGACACCACGGTAACGATCATTACTATGTTTATAATTCCATTCAAATATCCTGAAACCTTTATCTGATTTACCTACTTCTTTAATATTTTCTTTTAATCTAATATCACTTGCAGCGAATAAAGAAGCTATACTTAGACCCATTGATAGAGTATTAAACATCTGTCCCATTGTGTCTCTAGGAGGCATCATAACAGGAACACCATACTCAGGTCTAGTACCAAGAGCTTGTCTATTCTTAGCTA